CCATGTCTGAGACGTTCCCAGCCGCTGGGCCTGTGAAGGTCAAAATCATAGGGGTAGAGGACAAGGACAAAGAAGAAGCGGCAAACCGTGTAAAAGCGGATATGAATTATGAACTCACCGAGCGCATGGTGGAGTACAGACCAGAGCATGAGCGGCTCCTGTACAGCCTTGGCTTGGCTGGTAGTGCGTTCAAGAAGGTATATTTTGACCCAAACATAGGCCGACAGACCGCTGTATACATCCCAGCAGAAGATGTGGTCGTGCCCTACGGTGCCTCACATATTGAGACGGCAGAACGTGTTACGCACATCATGCGTAAGACTAAGAACGACCTGAAAAAGTTACAGGCAGGTGGGTTCTACCGTGACGTAGATCTTGGTGAACCGCAGCCATACCACACTGACATTGAAGAGCGTAAAGCTGAAGAGGGTGGCTACTCGCTGACCAATGACAACAGATACTCTCTATATGAGATTCACGCTGATCTGGTGATTGATGGTGTGGATGACTCAGAGGAAGGCATTGCCAAGCCGTACGTAGTGACACTTGAGCGTGGCTCGAACGAGGTTTTGGCTATACGTCGAAACTGGAATCCCGATGATTCGCTGATGCTGAAGCGGCAGCACTTCGTACATTATGTGTATGTGCCGGGATTTGGCTTTTATGGGCTTGGCCTTATCCACATCATAGGGGGGTACGCTAAGGCCGGAACGTCGCTGATACGGCAACTGGTGGATGCAGGTACGCTGTCTAATCTACCCGGTGGTCTGAAGACTCGTGGGCTTCGTATTAAAGGGGATGACACTCCTATAGAGCCGGGAGAGTTTAAGGACGTAGATGTACCGTCTGGGGCTATCCGTGACAACATTATGCCGCTTCCATACAAGGAGCCGAGTCAGACCCTGTTAGCCCTACTGAATCAGATTACACAGGAAGGCCGTAGGCTAGGCGCTATCAGCGACATGAACATCTCAGACATGTCAGCAAACGCCCCTGTGGGGACTACTCTGGCGCTCCTAGAGCGTACCTTGAAGCCGATGGCTGCGGTACAGGCTCGTGTTCATTACGCAATGAAGCAGGAGTTCAAGCTCCTGAAAAGCATCATGGCGGAACATGCGCCAGAAGAGTATGCGTATGAGCCGATACGAGGCGAAGTAAGCGCTCGCGTTACAGACTATATGGCAGTTGATGTCATACCTGTTAGCGATCCGAACAGCTCTACGATGGCCCAGCGTGTTGTGCAGTACCAAGCGGTGCTACAGATGGCTCAGTCAGCGCCTCAGATCTACGACCTGCCACAGCTACACAGGCAGATGATCGAAGTGTTGGGCGTCAAGAACGCTGAGAAGCTGGTACCGATAGAAGACGATATACGTCCGACTGATCCAGTTAGTGAGAATATGAACGCGCTGAACGGCAAGCCTATGAAGGCATTTATCTACCAAGATCACGACGCCCACATGGCAGCGCACCAAGCGTTCTTAAAAGACCCTATGGTTGCAGCAACTATCGGGCAAAACCCTCAAGCGCAGCGTATAGCCGCTGCATTGCAGGCGCACATTGCGGAGCACCTTGGCTTCAAGTACCGCAAAGAGATGGAAGAAAAGATTGGCGCACCGTTACCCAATCCAAACGCCGAGCTACCAGAGAACATGGAGGTCAATCTGGCCCGTCTCATGGCACAGGCTGGGCAGCAGCTTACACAGCAAAATCAACAGCGACAGGCGCAGCAACAAGCACAGCAGAAGGCTCAAGACCCTGTGGTGCAGATGCAGCAAGCGGAGCTACAGATCAAGCAGCAAGAAGTGCAGCGTAAAGCGGCTAAGGATCAGGCAGACGCTCAGATCGAACAGGCCAAGCTACAGCTACAAGCGCAAGAAAACATGCAAGATGCCCAGATGGATCAGGCAGAGCTTGCGCTCAAGCAGCAAGAGCTACAGATAGACGCTCAGAAAGCTGGCGCTAAACTTGCCGCAGACCGCAGGAAGGACAGCACTAAGCTGGATCTTGACTTACTGAAAACTATGAAGGATTCCAACAACAATAGAGGCCAATAATGGCTACAACCGTCTTAGACGTGCTAAAGGAACGAATCGAGGCTGACAAAGCCTCTGCACTACAATTTCTAGGTGGTGGGGGAGCAAACGACTTCTCCATGTACAAAGAAACCACAGGTTTGATTCGAGGTCTCGAAACCTGTTTGGGATATGTAGAAGACCTCTCGCGCAATTTGGAGTATGACGATGAGTGAAGCTGTTGACACAGTTGAACCTACTGAAGAGCTAGAAGCACAACTACCTGTGCCTGTCGGGTACAGAGTATTGGTTGCATTACCTCAGATCGAAGAAACCTTCGATGGTACGAACTTGCTAAAGACCGATACCACTAAAAGCCAAGAATATGTGATGTCTATTATTGGCCTTGTTATTGATATGGGCGACCAAGCGTACGCTGATGAAGACCGGTTCCCCACTGGCCCTTGGTGTAAACAGGGTGATTATGTGATGTTCCGTGCTAATTCAGGCACTAGGTTCAAGGTTGGCGAAGTAGAGTATCGTCTAATGAACGATGACTCCATTGAAGCTGTTGTAGCAGACCCCCGTGGTGTATCACGAGCGTAAGGAAGAAAGATGCCGTTTCAGAAAGTTGAATATAGTTTTCCTGATGAGGAGCAAGAGAATTCTGTGGATATAGAAGACTCTGGGGAGGTAGAGATTGATCTATCTGGGCAAAAGACTGCGGAAGAGTATGCAAATACTACTGCGGAACCTGAAGTTGAGGTGGGAGAGCCGAAAGCTGAACTGGAGATCGAAGTTGTCGATGACACGCCAGAGGCTGACCGTGACCGCAAACCATCTAAACCGCCGAGTGAAGTTACTGATGAAGAGCTGGAAGGGTACTCTGAAAAGGTACGTAACCGGATCGGGCACCTCAGTAAAGGGTACCACGACGAACGACGCGCTAAAGAAGCCGCCCTCAGAGAACGACAAGAGCTAGAAGCTCTTGCTCAAAGGCTAGTTGAAGAAAACAAGGCGTTAAAGGGTGATATGGGTACCACACGCGAAGCTCTGTTAGATCAAGCTAAACGTGTGGTGGATTCGGAACTTAACGGTGCTAAGATTGCTTACAAAGATGCCTACGAAAGTGGGGACGCTGATAGGTTATTAGAAGCACAAGAACATCTAACTACTGCTAAATTGAAGGCAGACAAGCTAGATAATTTCAAATTACCTTCTTTACAAGAAGAATATACTGAGGTACAAGAACCTCAAATCGCTCCACAGCAGGTGCGTGATCTGAAAGCAGAGGCATGGGTACAAGAAAACTCTTCTTGGTTCCACGTTGATGATGAGATGACAGCATACGCTATGGGGTTGCATCAGAAATTAGTTAAGGGTGGGGTTGACCCACGCTCTGACGAATACTACGAGACCATTGATGCTCGTATGCGAAAAGTATTCCCAGAAGAGTTCGATGAGGTTGTAGAGCAGCAAGAACCGCAGGGCACACGCAAGCAATCTGCTAACGTGGTAGCTCCTGCAACGCGAAGCACCGCACCGAACAAAGTGACGCTAACTAAAACACAGGTAGCACTCGCTAACAGACTCGGAGTACCGTTAGAAGAATACGCCAAACAGGCTGCACTACAAATGAGGAACGAAAATGGCTGAGAACAGAATCAAGCGTGACCGTGAGACCCGTGAAACGGAGACTCGTAAGCGATCTTGGCAACGACCAGAGGTATTACCTACCCCTGAGCCGGAAAATGGGTACGCTTTTCGTTGGATTCGCGTGTCTATGCTAGGTCAAACCGACGCCACAAACGTTTCCTCAAAATTACGCGAAGGTTGGGAACCCGTAAGGGCTTCAGACTACCCACAGTTCACAGTGTTGAACGTGGAGCAAGAACGATTTGCTGACAATGTTGTTCAAGGCGGACTCATGCTATGTAAGGCTCCACAAGAGCTTGCAGACGAGAGAAACGCCTACTACGAGCAGCAGGCTAGGAATCAAATACAGTCTGTAGACAGCAACCTAATGCGTGAAAATGACCCACGAATGCCTTTGTTTAACGACAGAAAGACGAAGGTTACTTTTGGTAACGGAACTTAATAGGAGCTTAAAATGGCTTATCCTACTGTAAGTGGCCCTTATGGGCTTGTTCCGGTCAAATTGTTGAGTGGTGTCCCTTACGTTGGAACCGTACGGCATTACAAAATTGCCAATAACTACGGAACTGCAATCTTCTACGGGGATGCTGTTAAGCTAGTGACCGGTGGTACTGTTGAACGTGATACGTTTGATGCTGCCATGACTCCAATCGGAGTTTTTATGGGTGTTTCATACACCGATCCTAACACTGGTCAAACGACCTTCCGACAAAACTATCTTGCAAGCACTGCTGCGGACGACCTACAAGCGTACGTATGCGATGCAACTGACGTTTTGTTCAAGGCCGCTGTTGTGTCTTCAGGCACGACGATTGGTGACTTAGCTCAAACTGATATTGGCGCTAACGTAGCTGGCGTAGACAATACTGGTGATTCTACTTCGGGTAATTCTCGTTGTGCGATCTCTGACACGTCTGCCACTACTAACACGCTTCCATTCCGTATTGTTGGCTTAGTTGAAGAAACTAAGAACAGCTCTGGCGGGTTCACTGAAGCCTACGTTAAATGGAACGCAGGTCATCAGTTTGACAACACAACTGGTGTATAAGGAGTAAGGTAAAATGGCTATTTCAAGAGCGCAATTACTTAAAGAACTCCTGCCCGGACTGAACGCTTTGTTTGGAATGGAGTACGCTAAGTACGGTGAAGAGCACAAAGAAATCTTTGAATCAGAGACTTCTGACCGCTCATTTGAAGAAGAAACTAAGTTGTCAGGTTTCTCCGCTGCCCCCGTCAAGGACGAAGGTGCGGCGATTGAGTATGACAACGCACAAGAGGCGTTTACTGCACGGTATACGCACGAAACCATCGCTATGGGCTTTAGTGTTACCGAGGAAGCTATCGAAGATAACCTCTACGATTCGCTGTCTTCTCGTTACACCAAGGCACTTGCACGCGCTATGGCGTACACCAAGCAAGTTAAAGGTGCTTCCATCCTGAACAATGCGTTCGCGTCTGGTACCACCTATGGTGATGGCAAAACTCTGTGTGCAACTGACCACCCGCTAGTTTCTGGCGGCACTAACTCAAACCGTCCTTCTGTGGCATCTGATTTGAATGAGACTTCTTTGGAAGCCGCTGTCATTCAGATTGCTGGTTGGACTGATGAGCGTGGTCTGTTGATTGCAGCGCGTCCTCGTAAGCTGGTAATCCCACCCAACTTGATGTTTGTAGCAACTCGTTTGCTGGAGACTGAAGGTCGAGTAGGTACGGCTGACAATGATCTGAACGCGATCCGCAATAACGGTTCAATTCCAGAAGGCTACACGGTCAACCACTATCTGACTGATACAGATGCTTGGTTCTTGACCACCGATGTGCCTAATGGCTTGAAGCACTTTGTTCGTACTCCGATGGCTACATCTATGGATGCAGACTTCGACACGGGCAACAGCCGTTATAAGGCCCGCGAGCGTTACTCGTTTGGTGTATCCGACCCACTTGGGATTTTCGGTTCACCCGGCGCAGACTAAAACGCCAAATGAGAAGGGGCACATTGTGGCCCCTTTTCTTTTTCTACTGTATAAAACTAATATCCCTGACAGGTACATCCCGTACCTGACACTAGCCACGACAGGTGATACACATGGCTAATACTACTTTTTCGGGTGCGGTACGTTCCGAGAGCACCTTCAAGGCTATAAGCAAGAACGCCGATACTGGCGCAATCACTGAGATCACAACTTACGGCGGTGCTCCCGTTGCTTTGGGTGATGAGGACAAAACGCTAGATAACGCTACTCATAGTGGACGTACTCTTGCAGTCCCTGCGCTTACCGCAAACCGTACGATTACTCTACCTGCCCCTGTTGCTGGCGCTAACTTCAAGTTTGTATACGGCGGTGCGGCGGAAGAGACAGAGAACCTGATTATTGTGACTCCCGGCAATGCTAACTTCTTTATTGGCGGCGTCTTGCACATCACTGGAACTCCAGCAAGCATTTATGCGGACGGTAACTCCAACTCTCAGTTGACTCTGACTGACTTCGGTTTGATGGAAATTAACATTGAAGCGAAAGACAGCACCAACTACTACATCTGGGGCTACCAGCAAGGCGCTGACGCACCTGCATTTGCTGACCAGTAATAGGAGGTAGTTATGGCTGATGCTGTAACCTCACAGACTCTGATTGATGGCCCGACGCATACGGTGATGAAGTTCACTAATATATCGGACGGCACAGGCGAGTCTGCTGTTACTAAAGTTGATGTTAGCGGCTTACAAACTAGCCAAAACGGACAAACTTGCACGGGCGTGAAGATAGAGCGCATTTGGTGGCAGTGTATCGGTATGAAAGTACAGATATTGTTCGACGCTAGTACCGA